CGTCAATCGTTGTCTGCACCAGACGGTTCTGGTGATCTTTCCTTGGTCGTCCCATGTCAATCCTCTATGCTTTTGACGATGTAGCTGATTACAGAATCCTTTCTGAAGCCATCAATGGTTTTCCCTTTGGCGGCTAGAAGACTGTCAACGTCTACGGTTTTGTAAATGGCGGCATGATCGACCGCCCCTTTCTTCTCTACCTTCGAAACCTTAATCCGGCCTGTCTGGAAAGAACCGAACTCAGAGCCCAGTTCTTTTTTGAGAGCTTCGTATGCATCCTTCAACGGAGCAATCTCTGCTTCCTTCACCTTGATCTCGAGAAAGAGATCCGACATCAGCTCAGTGCGCACGTTTGATACGACAGCGAGCTCCGTATCGAGATACGCCTTGGCTTTAGTTTCGTCCCCGATTGTCTCGAGGTATTTTTTGCGAAACGCTTCAAGCTTTGGCAGGTTGTCGGTGAACCAAGTGGGATGCCGCTCGAGCCGCTCGAGAAGATACAAGTCCTCCCGTATGTAGCAAAAGAAATCCATCCACTTGAGATCACAGACCTCCATGACATGCTGGCACTGTGCGTAGTAACTCGGTTTCTCATGAACCGAATATGGTTGCTTTGCCCAGTACGGACACTTGATCTCCAAGCCACCGTCAAGACCGATCAGTCCATCAGGTGATGCACCAAGCCAGTCGTAGTCATCGTGCTTAACGATGCCGGTCTGCGTAACTGTGACACCAGCCACAGACTCGTAGAACGCTAGAGCAACAGGCTCCATGCGCTCACCATGATTAGTGGCGGCATTGCCAGTGAATTCACGAGCAGCACCGAAGTGTTCACGAACCATGTCGCGCATCACATCTTCAGTCTTCTGGAATGGGTTAACACCAAGGATTCCACCAATACGGCTTCCGGTGATGACGCCTACACGCGCCTTAAACCACTCGTCACTTCTCTGTTCCATGCAATAAATCCTTACTTGGAGAGCGCAGCTTTGCGTGCGTCCTTGGTCTTCGTTACTTCGGCAAAGAGCACGTCATCATTGCGATTGCGTGCGTACTTACTGGCCTTAGTGAACGCTGCCTTCAGATCATCGAGGGTTGCCGCATCAGTGACAGCCTTCAGTAGCTGAGCCTTCTCGTCGACAATGCTGGCGGTAGTCTCTGCTGCAGGAGCAGGAGCAGGCTTCTGCTTGCTGGCGTCAGGAAGATCCTCACCAGCGTAGATGTAGAGGCCAAGCCCAAACAGTGACATTGCCTTCACGAGGCAACGCATCTTTGCGTCATTGATGTCGCGTGCATTTGGGTTCTTGATGGCTTGGTTCTTGTAGTCCATCACCGGCAACCACATCGTGTGGGTGATGTCTTCTACAGTCAGCACACAACGAACCTCAGCCGTTCCATCCGCATAACGGATGACGCCATCATTGTTCAGGTCACCGAACTCACCCGACTGATTCTCAAAGTAGAACTCAGCATGCGGGTAGTGGTCCATTAACGTAGCCCACGCCCATGACCACGACAGATACGAGAAGCCATTCTTCTTCTCGATGTTCTCGTTGACGTTTATGGCTGAGAGAGTTTCCCAGACGGTCTTCGTCTTGGGAATTGAAACAGTCTCCATATACATTCCTTTCTGCTAACACGCTTCGTCGTGTTGAAGCACAACATAGAGACTATTTTTTCAGCGTCAATTCCTGTGTTTCGAAACATGTGGAAAAAGTTTACGGCTGTGTCATTCCTGCATCACACATATAAAGCCGCGTAGAAAACTTCTGCACCGCGCATGTAGAACGCCAACACATTTCCTCTTGCGCAATTCGAAAAGCGGAAATATGTACAGCATGTGACGGCTACCGTATCGCGACGGGAACCGACCAATGTTCGCTTGTGCGAAACCTCCAAATTTCGCATTGGTCCTGCCGTCACAGTTTTAAGCGAACACACAGGAGCGGTTAAGGACCGCAGAGTTGGAGGTTTTAAATGTCACATGAGTTGGGCGGGTACGTCCTTATCTACCGCCGTCTATTGGATCACTCGATCTTTCGCACTGATGCGGAGGCTATGGCCTTTGCATGGATGGTGCTGCGAGCATCGTGGAGAGAAGTAGATGTGCGCTACAAAGATCGCCCCATAAAACTGCAGCGTGGGCAGCTTGCGATGTCAGTACGGGACATGGCTACGCACCTAGAACGCAGCAAAGATTGGGCAAATCGCTTTCTCACGCGCCTCGTTGACCGCGACATGGTGTGCGTCGATAGCGCGACAGGTGTCACCATCATTTCTATCAACAATTACAACGCTTTCCAGCTCGATCCTAAAGGGCAGAGCGACAGGTCCGCGACAGCGGCGCGACAGGACCGCGACACCACCGCGACACAGAACAATAAAGGGAATAAAGAGAAAGAAGAGAATAAAGGGAATAGTAAGAAGGCTGACGCCTTCTCTGTGCCTGATTGGATTGATGCGGATGCATGGTCGGATTGGGAAGAGCAGCGCAAGCAGATCAAGAAACCTCTGACGGATCAGGCGCGGAAGCTAGCGATCAACGTCCTACGTGAAGGCGTAGAGGCAGGGCTGTCGGTTCGCCAGATCATCGACCACAACATCAATGGTGGCTGGCAAGGAATGTTCCTACCGAAGGGAAATGCCAAAGCCGCAACAAGCCCAATGGCTGGCATGTCTTTCAAGCAGGCACGCGAGAAGCTAGACGATCTTCGCTACAAGAAGGAAATGCTTCTCGATAGATGTCGGCGAGAGAAAGACAATCAAGAGCTGTGGGATTCGCTTAAGGCGATGAAGGCAGAGATCGAAGCACTAGATCAAGCAGTGAACGGTAAGAGCGAACGGAGCTACTGAAATGGATTTACGGGAACTATCGGAGCGCCTCAACGGCAACATGCTTCCAACGCTGCGGCATCTCATGCCAGCAGGAGTTATCAACGGCGCTGAGTACTGCGTCGGCGGACTAGGCGGGGAGAAGGGGCAGTCATTGCGCGTCCACATGACTGGCCCGAAGGCTGGTGTGTGGAGCGACTTCTCAACTGGAGAGAGTGGCGGCGATTTGGTCGACCTCTGGCGTGCGGTACACAATCTGAGCTTGATCGAAGCAATGGATGAAATCCGCTCGTGGCTTGGCGTCGAGCGCCCATCATTCGTCACGACGCAGAAGGAATACCAAAAACCCCTAAAACCTGAGCGTATCCGCAAGGTAGAGGGCTCTTCGATAGAGGAGTTCTTGTTAGAAAACCGTGGTCTTATTTCTAACACACTGCAGGCGTTTCGCATCGCCGTCGACGGCGACCGCATCCTGTTTCCCTTCATAGATCCCAACGGTGAAACGCGGATGATCAAGTTCCGCGACACCAAGGACAAGAAGAAGCAGGGGCCGACATCCGCAGGACAGATGCCATGTCTCTTCGGCTGGCAAGCAGTTGATCCAAATGCTCGAGAGATATGGATCACTGAGGGTGAGTACGACGCGATGGCGGGATACCAGATGGGTGTGTCGGCGATGTCCGTTCCCTTTGGCGGAGGGAAGGGTGCGAAGCAGCAATGGATTGAGAACGAGTTCGACAACCTCGAGCGCTTCGAAACTATCGTGCTGGCGCTGGACATGGACGAAGAGGGTGAGCTCGCGGCTCGAGAGATTGCTGACAGGCTTGGCATTCACCGCTGCATACGAGCCTCGTTGCCGCATAAGGATCTCAACGAGTGTCTCTTAGCTGGCGTGGACATCAAAGCGATCCGCGATCTGGCCGCTGGCTACGATCCGGAAGAGCTGCGCTGCGCAACAGACTATCGCGAGGACATCCTTCGCGAGCTGTACAACAACGACCAAGACAGCCGTGGCTTCCAGCCATTGCTCGAAGATCTTGAAGGCAACTTGCGGTTCCGCGATGCGGAGCTCGTGATCCTTAACGGTGTAAACGGACACGGCAAGTCACAGCTGGCGGGGCAGTTCGCTTTGGACGCAATGGCTCAGAGCAAACGTGTATGCATCGCGTCGATGGAAATGCCAGCGCGTCGTTTGCTCACACGCCTGACCAGACAGGCAGCGGGTATAGCAACTGGAGATCCAACACCGGCCTATGCCAACGCATGCATCGACTGGTATGCGCAGAAGCTATGGCTCTTCGATCTTGTCGGCACAGCGAAGACAACGAAGATGCTCGAGGTCTTCCGTTATGCACGTAAGAAATACGGCATTGATGTTTTTATCATAGACAACATGTCCAAATGTGGTATCGACGACGACGATTACAGTGCTCAGAAA